TTTTATGTTGCAGTTCCTTTTAGATACTATACTGATCACACATACATAATCGAGTTCGATTTAGAAGTCAGCTATAGAAAAATAAAGGTGACGCTATTTACTCGTACGGCTGAATTTTCCGGAGCTGGCGGTATTTCTGAATACACGATAACCAATACCTTCGCTTGACTTTCTAATCAGAAACTGTACTATTTCTTGCACTCTTAATATCCACCTATGAAGACCCCAGCCCATACAAAGTCAAAGCTTCAAGTCGCCTACTTACTTAGTAAGGTAAGTCCACTAAGTCCAAAGCAGGAGAATAAACTGAAGAAGGAACTTCATTCTGGTGCAGTAAAGGTCAAGTCCAACTCCAACTCTAAGTAGAACCATGTCAGCGTACACCCTTAGTCAGTTATCCGCTATGCTCAACACTTACGTTGAGCCAGATGGCAGTTTTGCATCAAGCCTGAATCAGGTATTGGCTCGAATTTACAATATGGGCATCTATCGGGATCTGACTGTGCAATACAGTCTACCGGTACAGGATGGGTGTATTACCCTACCTGATGATGCGCACTCCGTACTGCATACAATGGTTGATGGGCAGCCTGCTCCTGTACGTTCAATCTGGCAGGACTTCAAATCAATTGGGATCGGTAGCATATCCGGTAACCAACTGATCCTAGGCGGACTTATTGATGCAGGCTTTTCACCAATACTAAGGCTTTTCGGTACTCCGACAGATAATCTGTATGTAGGAAGTGACACTGCATATCCTTATTTCTCTGAAGGTGCCGGAGAATCCATTAGTATTATAGGAACAGATGGTACAAAAACATATGCTAGTTTTAATACTTCAGGGCAGTTATCTTTTACTGTACCAATTACAGATATCATTAGTATCCAATATAGTGGCCTAAGGCGTCCTTATACTATTGCAAAGGACGGTGGTGTTTCTATTTTAGCTACTGTTGGTCCCGATTCTGGTGTAACGCGCTACCGCCGATTTAGGGTAACAGGCGGGGTTGATGGTACGACTGTGGTGCATGTGCTGTGCAAGCGTGCATTCCAGATGCTTAATAACGAGGATGACATCTCTTACGTCTCAAATATTGGGGCAATTAAGCAGGGCCTATTGGGTCGGCTGATGGAGGACAATGGAGACATCGAACGCGCACAATACCATTGGAATCAGTGTATGCTACTAATGGAAGAGGAAGTTAATTCGAGTAGAGGCGCTGCTATCCCTAGGCTAAACATCGACCCTTACGGAACTGGAATGATGAATCGTTTATACCAACAGTACTAATGATCGTATGCACTCCCACTAAAGAACAACGAGACCAAGCCCATTTAGAGGCTAAGACTATGGGTCCGTTATACAACTCCTTCACAAGAGGGGGCGGTAACGATATTGGCATGATGGGAGAGATTCTAGTCCATGAGCTTATCGGTGGATTGCGCGTAGGTACTTCTAATTTTGCCTACGATCTAATCGCACCGAATAAGACTACCATCGACGTCAAGACAACCAAAGCTATGAAGGTGCCGGAACTTCATTATGTGGCTAGAATTTACGGTAAGGAGTCTGATTTAGAAAAGATTGGTAGTAAATGTGATGTCTACTATTTTGTCAGGTGTAATCCACAACTAACTTTTGCTACAGTCATCGGCTGGATTCCAGCAAAAGAGTTCATTAAACGCGCAATCTTTCTACCAAAAGGCAACGTGGACCCGAGCGATGGAAAACTTTCCTTTGCCGATGAGTTCACGTTGCCTATCTCAGAGCTGTATCCGCCATCCGTTAAGATGACGAAGAAGCGGATTAAGGGTTAGAAGTCTTCCCCCTTGTCGATATCGTATACAGGAGACATATCAATCTCCCATACCTTACCACCACCATCACCCTTGCTACGTACAGGGCGAATAGTTTTGTTGTGCTTACTGACCTCTTCTAATACCGTCATACCCCGACGGACAAACTCAAGGTTATTCGAGTTGCCCACACTGCGTCCGGCATTGGCATCATGTAACGATACTGTGAACTCAGTAAGTGTTCCGCGCCACTTGCCAGTTGGTAGGTGCTCACGAACCTTCTTACTGAAGAACTCCACCATTTCGGCAATAGCACTGCGCGAGCTATTATCGTAGGATGCCGCTTCGATAAAGGAGTCGATATATGTCTTCACTCCGAAGCGACTAGAATCCGCTACCATAACCGGAACCTTCCAATCTAGTAGCCAACGTAGGAAATAGGGCATCTCATTTGCAATGGTGGTCTCCACAAAATCATTCGATCCGAACTTTGACTTATGTGCTTCATTGATGCGTAGGGCGATGATCTTATCCCGATTGCTGCTATCTAATGACGGCAGGGCTGCAAGCGAGTTGGCGTCTAAGTTAAGAGACATCATGACTCGACCGCTCCACGGCAGCGGAATTGCATCGGCATACTTGGCATGGTACTCAAGCCTCGGATTCGCAACACATCGTTTGGTAAGCTCAACGAACTTGCGCTGATCTGCATACGTTGCAGCCGCAGTTTGGTCGTCGATAACCCAAGCAGCAGCACCGCATAGGTCCTTATTGAACGATGTCTTGCCGGACAAGTAATCGGATGCATCACTAAACCCACCAACGGAACTCCCGATAATCTTATTTGTCAGTAGTGTTTTGCCGTAGCCAGTTGGGCCTAAGATAAGAAGTAGCTGGCCCTGATCGAGGCGATGGGTAAGCACTGCATTGTAGAGCCGTTGATACCATGCAAGGAAGTACGGTAGTGTACTGTCGCCGTTATCATCATCAGCAAAGAAGTTGGTAATGAACTTATGCATCCAAGGCCAGTTGGAGATATCCCCATTATCTGCAGGCTTAATTGCAGTAGACCGACAGTTATTCAAGATCTTGCGACCGTTGAACGTAACGACTCGATCCGATGAGAATACTACCGGTGCGACTTCTTCCACACGACAGTCGTTGGAGATAGAAAGGATAGCCTGCTCTACTTCAGAAATGCATTGATTCTTCTTCGTTTTATAGGAGAAGCCAGCCTTTCGGAGTTCGAGGATCAACTGCTCTTTCGGAATGGTGACAGGCCCGCCGTCCAATAGCTTGTAGAAGCTTTTACCATTGAACCAATACTGGTCAAGGATAGTAGACAGTTTCTTGTTCTCAAACTTATCGATGAACGCCTTGCCTAGAATCTCACGCCAAGAGACAAACCCCTTGCCCGCACGATCTGAGTAGCAAATTATGCCGTCTTCCCTTACCTGACAACCGTCGCGGTCAATGCCATCGTCGATCCAGAATAGTGGACCACGCGCACCAACAACGAAGTCACCGTTCCACCGATTAGGGAAGCGGCTAAGTACTTCAGTAGCAATCTCATCAATAGGGATATTGGTATCCGTTGTGCTGATTGGTGTATCATTAGCCGCCTTTAGTAATAGTGTCCTAGCAAAAGCTATTGGGATGGTATCACCTATACGGGCCCAGTTGGTACCAATCTCAAAATACTGAGTTGGCTTGAGGCTAGTCTTATCGAATCCGGCAAGCAGTAGGCTCGCCTTCAGCGCGTCGCTTAGCCGCTTCAGGAAAGCGGGAGCCAGATCAGGAGAGATAGGTAGCACGCCATCAAACTCCCACACCAATCGGATGTAGCCGGAATACGTACGGGAGCGCCATGTGGGCATAGGCGCACCATCGCAACGTACCTTTAGAATCTCGTCTACCTTATTCCAGTCAACCTCTACGTCATCATAGTCTGCTACAAAGCCATGTATTTTATTAACAGGGTTATCTGTACTTACTCTGGCATTTGGTGAGTCACCTTCCGCCATCGAATAGAAGCAATGATCGGTGGATTCCTTTGCGCACCACTCTCGGTACTCGGCCTTACTGGCAAATACAGGAGTTGCTTTAGAGAAGGCGGATATATCGTCAGTTGCCGCCACGGTGACAGCCCTGCTATTTTTAAGGTATCGGTATTTCATTTTGAGTATAGGTCAAGGATATGTCCTTCGGCAGCAACTGGAATGTCTGGTATCCACTCAGGAGGTGTATGCATAATCTCTAGGATCTTAGCGAGAGCCCGTTCGGCGTCAGCTTCCGGCACTTCACAAACAACTTCATCGTGAACGTGTAGGATAATCGGGAATCCGGCTGCGTCAATGCGAAGCATCATATCTGAGAAAATATCTCTGGCTAATCCTTGAGACATGTTTTCGGTTAAGACGCCGCCCCAGAGTCCAAAGTCTCGCAACTGCCCATTGCGCACCAACTTACCAAAGTAGGCGAAGCGGGTCTTGCCATTTGAACCGGTAGCCTTCATCCGGCGAATCTTACCATAACGGAGTGAGCGGCCAACAGGCAGATCAATTGCGAGCGGAATGCCGAGCGATTCCGCCATTGTAATGTCGTTATCGAGTTCCCCCCAATAATTCGTCACAGACTTCATACGGTCACGGTAGATCTTAACGCTAGCCATCGCCTCCACCAGCTCAACGCCACTGAACTTTGAGAACTTATCAGGTCCCATTCCGTAGCCGCACCCTAGCACGATTGATTTAACCTTATGCCGTAAACGGGTTCCGTTTGCCTTGTCATACGCTCTCAGGTCGCCGTTTGCCGGATCATGTAAACCTAGTAAGACACCGAAGGCGTGATAGATATCATCGGATTCCGCGATAAGCTGCATCGCTTTCGTGTCCTTCGCTAGCCAGCAAAGGGTGCGCACTTCGATTTGCGATAGGTCAACTACGATCAGCTTGTTCCCATCCTTTGGCTTAATCATATGTCGGAAGTTCACACCGAACATCTCGTCCCTCGGTAGGTTCTGTAGGTTGAGATTACCCCCACTACCGGAAAAGCGTGCTGTTGGATTAGCGCCACAGTACATTAGCCCACCATAGTACCGCCCATCCGGCATCGTTCCAGCCTCAAATGACTCCAGTTTCCGGAGAAAGGCATTGATTCGGCGATATTGTTGCACGGCTCTAGCCCAAGGGCATGCTTGTTGATGCGCGGCGAACCATGCGTCAGCCTCCTCACTGTCGGCGGCAAGTGATGATGGCGGTACTATGCCTTGTATTCTGCATTGCTCATTGAATGCCTTACGGCTTAGTGGTGTGAATCCATTCTTAATCCACGGGATAGCATTCTCCGCGTCGAATAGCTCTTGCTTGATAAGCCCTAGGTTTTTGGCTAATAGGTCACCGTCAATAGGTAGGCCCCTCTGACCGACCTTTCGGTTCATATGACTGATCCTGCGCTCCGACTCAGGCCACTGCCCATTAAGATTCTGCCATAGCTTTAAGCAGAGTTCAGCGTCTAGGAGGGCGTATTCTGTGACTTCCTTCTGGAACTCCTTTGTCATATTCTCCCATCGCTTACTCTTCATATTGTCGCGAGTGGTCTTAGTTACTGTAGTATCTAATACTACAGAAGCTGCATTCTTGAGGGAACGCGGTAGCCCCAAGAAGGCCACCATATCGGCAGTGCAGTGGCAGTCAAAATCTACTTTAGGATACCAGCCAACCTCAACTCCATAAAGGTACAACGATTCGTCGAAAGAAGCATTGTGCATGATAACGGTGTTTCCCTGTAGGGAATGCCAATCGAAGTCTTTTGGGTGGCCCGCGTATCGGTATCCGTTGTCCCCGATAACGGTGACCATATAGGCATCGAAATCGGGATGAGAGAAGTAGCCCCTAGGTCCGAGGGTGGTGATAGAACAATCGCTATCGTAGTAGGACTCAAAGTCAAGAGCATAGGTAATCATGTTAAATTATTTTTGGTATTAAGCGTAAAGAAACCCTGCACGATACACTGTTAAGGTGTATCGTGCAGGGTAAGGTTTAGTTTAAGCAGGCTCCAGATTAAGATCTAGTTCCAGTTGAACCTCTTCGTTAGCTGACTCCTTATCGCGACGAGCAATATCATTTTGAATTGCCTCAATAACGAGGACCAATGAGGCGCGCGACTCAGACATTACTTCAAGTTTATCACGAAGCTCCAAAGTACTTTGGTCCATCTTAGTGATAATGTCCCATAGGGATGTGAGTTGATCGTGCAGGAGGTCAGTTTGTGAGCGTAGTAGTGTCATATTATTTGGAGGATTTGGTTAGGATTTTAGCAAACTCAGCGGCATCGGCAGGAGCTTCAAGCTTTGTAGCCGTAAGCGTTGGGACGTACCATGTGTACTTGCCCTTTGTCATCGCTTCAGTACCGAAGTTCCAGAAGCGTGATGCGACTGGCACATTTGGATTGAACGACTGGAAGGTGAACAAGCGTTTGTATGTGAGGCGATAAGCATCCTTCTGAACTGTGATACGCCCAATTAGGTAGTTATTATCTCCAATCGGATACGGGAACAACGTATCATCGTCACCAACTTGTGGGATGAGGAAGATGATTTCCGCGAACTCGATGATTTCATAGGTACTTGATTCTGCGAGTGCGTTTGCTTCAGACTGCGTATTTGCATACTTGGGCATGTACTCATCACCGAATGGGACATTCTCCTTCCACCGTTTGGTGGCCCCCAAAACGATGACTGGAGCCTTTTGTTCGGCCTCCAGCAAGACAGAGTCCTGATCAATAACAACCGAACCAACAGGCCCCTTAATTTCCGACATCTTTTGGATGACGTTCAAGCGGGGGATATCAATATCCTGCGAGTTAAACGCTAGGCTTTGTGGTTCACTTGCAATAGCGAGTGCTTCAGTTGGGACAACTTCAGCTTCAATGTTCTGTACTGTTTTATTACTCATGGTTTCAATTTTATGTTTCTGATTTCGTTGTTGCTTGTGCTTGATAGCGGGGACAACTGTAACTCCCGTTTGCCTCATTTGGAGGAAAGTGTGTATCGTGTAGGGCCAACCGCGACGACGCCCCTAGTAATAGCCTCTTGCTCAAAATTGTCAACAATAAATGTTTTTTTTCCTTTCGGGGCCTTATCGTACAAGGCTCCACTTAGTTGATTGAGCGTAAGATCTGCGGCTTCGATGACTTCGTCTAGGCCCAATCCGTGCTCTATGGCTAGCTGAGCAAGGTGTTTTTTATTCATCGTCTTCTTCAGTGCGCCCATTGATTTAAGCTTGAGGGCACTAAATTCTGTACCAGATTTCGCCATCTCGGTAACCTTCATCTTGATTCCGGCAGACCAGCTATCCACAATCTTGGCTACCTTGTAGAGCTGTTGAAGCACTTCTGGGTCATCAAGATCACCTTGTCCGATTGGGCCTTCCGGTATCAGGTCTGGCTTATAGCGACGGGCTATCTCAATTACGGCACCGCCTAAGGCAGGACAATGATCCTCATGTCGGCAGAAGCGGCAATTGGTAGATGCGGTAAGGTCATCCATATCCATTGTCTTTGCCGCCCATTTCAAGCGGGTTGTTTCAGCGGCACTGATTACGTCCGAAATCTCTTTACGTAGTGCAGCTACTTCGCTTCGATCAAATTTACCAACAAGAAACTCATCCCGCTTAGGGATTAAGAAAGCAAAGTGGATTACGTTTAGGTGCGGGAACATCTGGAACGTAGCTAGAACGTAAGCCTTGGCCTGCCAGTTATCCCTAGGCTCATCAATCTTGCTGATGCCCGTCTTATAGTCAATCTGCAAGCCGACATCGCCCTTCCATGCAACGATATCGGAAGTACCAAAGGTTGGCGTTTTGCAATCAAGCTCAAGAGTGAGGCGCATCTCCCGATGGATTGTCACATCTTCGGTTCCGCCAAATACGTTATCAAAGGTTTCAAGCTCCTCTGCAAGCATGCGATCGTAGATGCGGACTTCTTCTTCAGATTGAAGCGACGAGATATCGCGAACCTCAAGCGCTTCATGGATACGGGTACCCATTTCGGCTGCTGGATTAGTTCCTTCATTACCATGATAGCCAGCACAGGTGGCATAGTATTTGAGGGATGATGGGCCAAACTCTGCGTGTGCTCGTTCGGAATGGTCTACGGTAGTGGGGGTCTGTGTCATATTAGTGTTGTTTAGATTTTGGTTTGCTATCGTTATCAATGAGGGCTTTGAAGTATTGATTGGAAGTATCGTGATGCACGATAATTCCTTCCGGATTCATGAATCCTTTTGCGGCAATACTGCCTTCAATTTCTAGCTTTCTCATAGAGTTTTTTGCTACCTCTGTCGAGAACGATCCGTTGAATAATACCGGCACGACGTGGCAACAGGATGGTGGGTGCTCTGTAGACTTCTGTTCAGCGTTAGGGTTGCTATTTGGAATTACACACGTTGGTTTACTGTGCTCCGTCCAGCGATGGGTATTGAAGAGGCTAAAGCGTTTCTCCTTTAGACCGTAGTTTCGTTGGATGCCCTTACCCCACCACTCTCCAAAGTGATGGCCCTCACCTAGACCTACTAGCTCAGCGGCAGTGGCCCATACCCAAGATGCAAAACCGTAATTATCATTAGATGGGTTTATCCAACGGTTACGAGAACCTGCTCTAATATTCCAAAGTTTTCCGAGGGCGTCTTTTGCAGTAGTATAATACTCTTGGTTTCCATCATCCTCCATTGGGTCATAGATAAAAATGCTAGAGTTGGTGCCATCAAGCTTTTCGGTAATCGTCATTTTCCGATATAGACGTGGAATTTTTTTGAAGGGTTGAAATACAAGTGGGTAGTTAGTGTCAATCATGTTATTTTTTGGTTTGTGTATTAGTATTTTTAGTAGTCATAAAGTCACTTTTTCGCGTAGTTCTCTACGTAGTTTCCCACATCCTGCACGACAGCATCCGTTATCGGCTCCAGCAATATATCTGGAATGGTGTTCGGTAAGATACCACCACCCTTCTGAATGAGTACAGCATTCTTCACACGGTTTACCATGGTTGCGGTCATACCAGTAGTATCCCTTTCCACCACAAACTGAACAAGGTATCGTCTCAGACTGGCGTTCAGCTAATGTTTTACTTTTCATTTTAGTTTAACCTTGTCCATTTTCAGCTTCCAAATGCGTACGTCGTCGCGGATCAGTTCATCAGTGAGGGGCAAATAGACATAATGCTCGCCGTTGTATCTGCACCCACAAGAATATCTGGCGATGCTAAATTGAGTTTGGCTAACATTCGTAATTACAAACGGAGTTTTTTGATGTAGCGGGCATTTCTCCAACCCATCGAGGGCCGAACAAGGCGCGTCATCCGACGCTCTATCGCTTTTAAGTTTCGTTTTCATGACTGTTCATTGGTGTGCGGCTGCGCTTTTGCGTTCGGCAAACTATCCGCGATGTCGCGGAGGAGAATTGCCCACTTTCGGCATTGCTCTCTGGAGCGGCGGGCGTAGCCGATCACCTCCATCCTATCCCGCAGCGTGGTAGATTTCGAGAATTCCCAATCGTCCGCGTCGCACGATGGCATCTCGTCGGTTGTAAGCATTTTGGCAGCCAGCACGATCAGCACATGCCGAAGGATAATCGCTGCCGACGCTTCGGGCTTGGTTGTTTCGTTGTTTGGCATTTATTTCGTTTCGCGTTGCGGATGTAGTGTCGCCAGAGAAATACGCTTTTTCTCCATAATGTCAATAATTTTTTCTTCAATTGTTTTTGAGGCAACCAGAATTCTTTGTACTGCAGGGCTTTTAGCTCCTGCCCGATGCACGCGACCCAACACTTGAATGTAGTCTTTGACGTTAAATGTGGGCGAAATTAGTGTCATTCTAGGGTGACCGCCGACAGTATCGTGTAGAGAGACCCCTACACCACCTGCCGCTGTATTACACAAAATCACGTTGGTTTGATTCGTTTGAAATCGGCTGACGTTACCCTCACGCACAACATCGCTTTGTCCGCCGACGATTACCGAAGCGTTGGGGATAGCGTCGGCAAGCGCTTTAATAGTATCTGTAAAGTTTACAAATACCGCAACGCTATAGCCTTCAGCGCAGGCATCCGCTACCATATCCAGTATGTCTGGAACCTTTGCAGCTTCCGCCAACTGACGAGCACGTAGCATCTCAACCAGTACATGGGGTGAGGCCGCACCATCTTCGAGATACCGCTCAACAATTTCTGGAGTGATGCCGTGCTCCTTATAGTATTTTGCAATACTAGACAGTGAGGCAAAGGCTAAAGGCTCTGTAATTACATGGTTCTCGGTAAAGGCATCCGGTAGATCTTTATGGGTAAGACGGGTACAGTTGGTGCTATAAAGGATATCAGCCAACGGTTTAAGTTTAGCTACTGGGCCAGCAACCCATTTATTCCACGGGTCTCGTTTGCACCCAAAGCCCATCATCCATGACACCCATCCCTTTTTAGTTGTATCAGGTCGCTCTAGTGCGTGTAGTCCTAAGATAAACCCAATGGATCGCATCTCAGTTGGGTCTTGGCAAGCAGTAGCAGATAGGAGCAGGTTGTAGTGGCCAGCCTGTTTAGCTGCAATGAGCATCTTACTGTTCTGGCTGAAGGCTGCTTTGCATTTGTGGCACTCATCCCAAATGATTAGGCTCTTTTCTGGTAGTGCCCAACTGAACGTCTTGATTATCTTTTTGCCCCTTACAAAGGATCGCATAGCAAGCACAGGGCTTCCCTGCTTCAGCTTCTCATAGTTAGTGACAATAATAGGAACAACCCCAACTTCAGCGAGCTCGCGTATCCAGTTTGGAATGACAATCTTCGGGCACACGATGACTACGGGCATGCCCATCTCCATTGCAAGGTGCGCAGAAATTACTGTCTTTCCAACTCCTGTATGGCTGGAATCAAGCGCGCCTCCGTATTTAGTAAGCGCACTTTTAAGAAAGTCAACAGACTCTCGTTGTTTAGGAAAAAGCGTTTTCATATTTACCATAACGCTTTCGCGATGGCGATGGCCAATTACCCTCGTCATCAGGTAGCTCATCTTCCTGTTTATCCAGCCAGTTTTGTGGTTTCACGTTACGGTCATCCTGCAACGTGCCGCAGTGATCTGCGTCCAGAAGGATGTTACAGCTACAGGCAACGTGTGCCAGATGACTGATACCGGATTCCGGATCAAGGGTTTCTCCATCGCGCCATGCGTTAAGGTGGCGCATGATGGCGTTGACGTAGGTGCTGGCGCATACTCCGGTTTCGCGCCAGTTGAAGGGTCCGTATTTTTCTGCGCCTAGCTTATGCACCCATGCGGTTTGCTCCATTGCATAAGGTGGAATCAGTGCGAGTGGCGTCTTGAGTGCGCCTGCTGCGCCTTTGGGGTCATTTCTTGTTTGTGCGTTCATAGTTATAATCAATTCTTTTCTTTTAATTTTAGACAATCCACCAATCCTTTAAGATAGCATGGATGAAATTCTAGGTCTTTTCCGTTTATGTTTAGTTCAATCATAGTGACAATATAGTTTTTAATATCATAATGAAGAT